TGTATTCACAAAGTTGTTGTATTCTTCTTTGTTGAAATCTCCTACACCCAAAACAAAAGCCGGAACTCCTAACATCCCAGCTACTGTCTTCTTATCAATTTCTACTGACTCATTCAAAGCGATGTCATTCAAACTTAATGGCTTCACTTGTTGCACTTCCAGCAATGCTTCTGGAACAATCCAAGGTTCACCAGCTTGGCTTGTAGCCAGGTATTTTTTAGCAATTTTCTCACGACCTTCGATAGTCCCAAGCTCATCACTTGATGAATCGATCTTCACAATAAGGCTCGGAACGTTTTTCCCATTCATGAATCCTTTTTTTGTCTGTGTGGCCATGTTCAAATTACGCACAATATCTTTCAAGGCAAATCTAAAACCGGTCCCAATATAAGGCCGGTCTGGATCAGGATTGATAGCAAAGTGGACCACTTCATCTGGATTGAAATCAGTGTCCCTAAAGTGGATCATGTATGTCAGATCATTACTTTTGAACGACACTTCTGACATTGGAAATGGTCTGAGATTGCTGATGTAATCAGTCATTGGATCATATTCCACATGTAACACAGAATTCCCATCGCCAAATAGGAGCAAGTCCCTGACAATCTTGAAGATCCATGATTTTCTTGTCATGTGATCGCAAGGGTTGATGTCAATCTTACGTGCTAACCCGTCCTTGATTCGTACATCACCGGATTCTGTATTCTCCATGAGCTGGATAGTCATATTTGAAACCATGTCAGCGATTTTATTGACTGCCATGATCACATCTGGGTTTCTTGCTAATGGAATATAGCCATCACCATCATACATGATGCCCAAATCAGAATTGCCAAAGCTTGTGAACATCGTTTGAGACTTCCCACGCTTAAATAATTTGTCAAAGATTCCCATATTTCTCACCTCCTTTCTACCTAATCAAAGTAAGCCATCACATTCTTATTCTTACCAAGGTTAGCAAGTGCCTGAATACAAGCGAATACACTTGCATCAAACAAGTCAATTCTTGCTGTACCGCCATCACCGTCCAATTTCTCATACTGGACAGCATCATCTACTTTCTCAATGGCTCTGACATTGCTGACACAATACTCATAAGCGTCCGAATGCACATAATAAAATTCTTTATTTTTAACTTTCAATTCAATCCTTCTGAAGCCTTCTGACTTCAAATAGAACAATTGAGGCTGGTCAATCATTTTGAATTTAGCTTGCTTCATTTTGAGCATGAACTCTCTCCCAACTTTCCTATCCATACCGACAGCGGCAATTTTGAAGCCCTTCTGTCTCATCTCTATGAACCATTTAACAATGTCATCATAGAGGACTGTTGGAGTGTTGCTCATAGTCAGCCAGCCATCTGATTGCCACCCAAATAGTGGGATTCCATCGTCATTGGCTTTCTTTTGAGCATTGACACGAGGGAAGAAAGCGTGTGTGATACAGATATCAACATCTTTTTCACCATCGTTATATACACCGTATAAAGCAGCAGCGGTCAAGTCATGCAGTCTTGAGAGATCAGCTCCTCCATACCATCGGATAGGAAGCCTTGCAAGCTCCTCAATTGTCCAGTCATAACAGTCATCACTAGCAATGAACTCATCAGGATTGAAATAAGCGTTCATTGAGTTGGTGAAGACATTCAGTGTCTTATTGAAGAACTCATTTCTGGTCTGTGGATCATTCAAAGCCTGTTCTGCTTCTTCCTTTAGTGCCTTGAGCGATACAGTCACACCCCATGAAGGATTAGCCATCTTCAAAACATTCTCATCCAGATAGTCTCCCACATCTCCATCAGTAGCCTGATTCGCTTTGCAGATGAAGATGAAGAATGAATCATCTTTGACCAGCTCTTTCAGCACCTTCTGACAGTATTTCAGACGGTTAGCAAGGAAGCCTGTTGGGATGTCCCCTGCTGTAGAGATAACAAAAAGCATACTGTTTCGGTATGCTGACATTGTTTTCTTCA